GGTGTCCTCTGGCGGTACGGTGACGATGCTCACGGCCCCTGCTGCGGCGGTGACGGTCACAATCCGGCGCAACATCGAGGCGACGCAGGAGACCGACCTGCTGCCGAACGACCGGCTCCCGGCTGAGTCGCTTGAGACCGCGCTCGACAAGGTGACGATGCTCGCGCAGCAGCTCGGCGAGGAGTCTGCGCGATCGCTCAAGTTCCCTGCATCTGATGCGGTGATGTCCGCGCAGTTGCCTGTTTCCTCTGCCCGCGCTGGCAAGTACCTCGGGTTTGATGCTACCGGCCTGCCGGTCGTAGCTGCTGGGCCTGCAACGCCCTACTCGGCGGCTGATGTTTCGTATCTGGCGAGCGGGTCGGGCGCGACGCTGCGCAGTGTTGCCACGAAGCTCCAAGACGCGGTGAGCGTCAAGGACTTTGGCGCGGTTGGCGACGGGGTGGCGAACGACACGACGGCGCTGCAGGCGGCGCTGACTGCCGGGACCGGCAAGTCGGTGTACTTCCCGTCCGGCTCGTATGCCATCAACGCGGCACTCTCGGTTCCTGCTGGGACGGTGGTCTTTTCGGAGTCGGCGACGGTTACGCAGAGCACGGCGGCGACGAACGCATTCACCTTGGCGGGCGACGGCATCACCATCGAGGGCCTGACGATTGTCGGCCCGAACTCTGGCGCGGGATCGGCGGTGCGGGCTGATTCGCGCAACAACGTGGTCGTGCGCGACTGCCGGGTGCAGAACTGGCTCTATGGCATCCAGTTGCGCGGGTGCAAGAACTGGGCGGTGACGGGGAATCGAATCTGGGGCGGCACCTACGACTCAAGCGCCTCGTCCGACATCTTCGTGTATGGCAGCACCGGGGCCGAGTCCTCGCGTGGCGTCGTGACCGGTAATCTGTGCCTGTCGAACAACGATGTCGGCATCAGCGTGGACACCAACAGCGGGGACAAGGACCTGCTCATCTCTGGGAACGTGGTGTTCCCGCTGCAGTCGGACGGCGTGACCGCGCTCGCGGATGGCAACAACCGTCGCCGGTACGGTATCGCTGTGGGTTACAACGGCACGGTAACGACCCGCGCTGCTGTCACCGGAAACATCGTCCGAGACGTGCCGTATTCGGGAATCTACATGAACGCCGCCACGCTCCCCACGGGCGATGTGGCGATCACTGGCAACACGGTCTCGCGCTGCGGGTTTGGTACGCTCTACCCGTCTGATGCGTCGCTGCGGGCGGGCATCTACTGCAACGGCGGCGCGGACAGCATCACCGGAAATGTGGTGGTGGACTGCACGACAAGCGGCATCAAGATCGCTCCGAGCTACACCTACTCGAGCGCGAACCAGCCTCGCGCCACCATCAGTAGTAACAATGTGGCCCGCACGACCGGCATCGGGATTTGGCTCACCATCAAGCCGCACGGCTATCTCGTGACCGGAAACCGCGTCATCAACTCGACGGCGGCGGGCATCAACTTCGAGACGACGGACGCGAACGGCGGCAACTGCCATTTCGTCGGCAACCACATCGACACCAACACGACCGACCAAGGCGGCATCATCGTCACCAATGTCTCGGGCGGCTACGAGTGCTCGGTGGTCGGCAACCGCATCAGCGGCAGCGACAACACGACAAACAACCAGTTCAACAGCGGAATCTGGTTCGATGGGATTGTTCACTGCATGGACAACTCCATCGACAAGTACCATCGCGGCATCAACTGCGGGACCTCGTTCGGCGCTCGTACCATCAGCATCAAGTGCTCGGGCAACACCATCAGCAACACCGTGCTCGGCGTCAGCGCAAGCGGTGCAGGCCCGTGGCTCGTCGTGGACAACACCTTCCGCAGCGTGTCGGGCAACGAGTGCAACGGCGCGGCATGGCAGGGGCTGCTCTACCGCGCTTCCGGCACCAACGGATTCAACGGCAGCGCGATCTACGTCGCGGATACCGCCGCACCGACTGCCGGGACGTGGGCAATCGGCGATCACTGCGCGAAGACAAACCCATCTGCGGGCCAGCCAAAGGGCTGGTTCTGCACCACTGCCGGAACCCCCGGAACCTGGACGAGTGAAGGAAACCTGTAAGGAGTACTGATATGGCTGACAAGAAAATTTCTGCATTGTCGAACGCCTCAACCCCGCTTGCCGGGACCGAGGTTGTCCCCGTTGTCCAGAGCAGCAGCACCGTCAAGGTGGCGGTCTCTGACCTGACCGCAGGGCGGCAGGTGTCCGCAGGCGGCCTGACAGTAACTGCAGCCACTGTGCAGGCGAACGGCGCATACCTGCCGACGACCAATGCTCTGGCGCTTTCGACTGCATCAACCGAACGTGTGCGATTGACGGCGACGGGAGAGGTGGGTGTCGGTACCGCGACCCCGCGTGGTGATTTTGATGTCGGCCACGGCTTGACGGCGCTCACCACGAGGTCGATGCACCTTGGTTACTCTGGCGCGAACTTCTACGGATTCCGGCTGACCAACACCAACACGGCGGGATCATTTGGAGCCGGTGACCTGTCTGTCGAGCGAGGCACCACATCGGCCTACGTGACCGACATGAACATCGACGACAACGGGAACGTTACCGTCGGCGGCGGCGCTCTCGCCACCAGCGCGACGAATCGGTTCCTCTACGTCCCGACCTGCGCGGGTACGCCTACCGGGGTGCCGACCACCAAGACCGGGTTCGCGCCGATCGTCGTCAACACCACGAACAACAAGCTGTACTTCTACAGCGGTGGTGCGTGGCGAGACGCTGGGCCGTAAGTCAGACGAGGTCCTCGGAGCGTAACTGCGCGATGGTTCGGACCATGCCTTCGAGGTGGGCGAGCCGCACATAGTCGCGCTCGAGCTCGGTGTGAGACCGGCGATCGATGGCATCGTGGCAGGCCGAGCAGGCCCACGCCCCGAGCAGGTCGTCGGCCTTCATCCCCATGCCGGAGACCCCGGCCATGCGGATGTGTGCCAGGACGACCGTCTCGGAGTTGTGGTTGCACACGCCGGGGAGCCGCACGGTGCAGCCCCGGCCCCGTGCCTGCTTGCGCAGGTTCATACGAGCTCGAGCTGCCCGACGAGCCGGTACCGTGCATAACGCTTGCCGTCGCGCTCCTCGGTGATGGTCTGGACATCGAGTCCGGTGGCGCGAAGGTCGGAGACCCGAGCGGCGAGCCGGAAACAGCCGTAGCGGTCGAGGGCTTCGAGGGGGGTGATATCGCGGCCCGATACTAGGTGGGCGCGGATTTGTTCTGTCTGCGTCATGTGTGTTCTCCATAGGTGGGTTCGGGTATCACGATGCCGAGCTCTGCGGCGCGGCGGGATAGGAACTCAAGGTAGTCGGAGAAGTCCTGCTTGTTGAGGCGGGACGACCGGCGCACCGGCTTGTGGACGGTCTTGCCGCCGAGCGTGAGCGTCTCCCAGCCGAAGTGCTCACCGAGCATGAACTCGTGCAGGTCGTCCTTCTGCCAGCCTGCAAGGGCTTCTCCGCCGCCCTCAAGGATGGACGGGTAGACAACTCCCCAGAGGAAGGCGTTCTGCGAGTCTGACCGGCGCGGCTTGAACTCCTCGAGCATGACCTTCCAGCTCTTGCCGGGGTCCAGCCACCGCACCATGACCGAGATCGCCGAAGCGATCTGGTCAGGGGTGGTACCTCGGGGGAAGATGCGGTTCATCAGAAGGGGATGTCGTCGTCGCTGAACTGTTCGGGGTTCTGCTCGGCGAGGGTCTTCGGGCGCTCGTGCTGCTGCTGCTTCGGCTTGAACTTGAGCCTCATGTAGGTCTTTCCGGCCTTGCTCTTTTGCAAATAGCCATCGACAAAGTGCAGCACCCCGTTAATGTCGGCCTCGCCGCTATAGTCGGAGTCCTTCATAACCCATTCGGTGCCGTCAGGGTTTTTCATGGCTCGATCTGGGCGCTTCTCTTCGTTCTTGAAGAGTGCTCCCTTATTCGTGTTGTCGTACTCGGGCATAGTCATCACTCCTGGTTGATGGAAACGGGGCGACCGACGAGACGGTATCTCAGGTCGCCGAAAGCCTCGGCTGCGTCGAGCGCGGCCTGTGCGTGATTGATGTCGAGGTATGGGTTCGGCTTGTGGCCGACGTGCTCCAGAACGTGCGCCGGTACGTCCTCCCACCCCTTCCAGCCGTCGCGCTGGATGAAGTACCCGGTGACGAGGGTCACAGGCGCAGCTCCCGCAGGTGCTCGACCCGATCCCGCAGCTCGGTCACGAACCGGCCTACCTCGGCGGCGATCTGCTCGATGACATCCTCATCACGCGGCACCCGGATGACGAGCAGTTGCAGGTGCTCCGGCAGGCGGGGGTCGTAGGCCACGAAGTCGCACCAGTTGCGACCTGTGCATGCAAGTTGCCACTGAATCTGCAGGAGGTACTTGCGCGGGACGGAGCGGTCCTCGATGTACTCGAGCATCGTGGCCGTGTTCGGACACTTGATCTCGATGCACCCGTCCTCCCCGACCAGACCGTCGGGGGAGGCACCGGCCTCAAGGATGGGGTGGCGCACGAAGTCCACCTCATCCACGAGGACGCCTGTACGGGCTTCGTAGGCGGCGCGGGCGGCACCCTCCTGCTCGATGCCCCATTCCATCGCGGCGCTCTGGTAGCCCTCCGTAGGCTGTCTTGTGAGGCGTTCCGTCACGAGTTGCGCCATGTACCCGCTGCGTGAGGCGGCTGTGCCGGTCTTGACCTTCGCCATGACATCGGCTATCCGGCTGGCGGTCACGAGCCCGAGCCGCTTGGCGAACCATTCGGGGGTGCGCTGCTCCATCAGCCGAGCTCCTTCTTCCGGGCGGCGAAGATGCCGGAGGACGCCTGACGCTGAGCCTCGGTGAGACCCTTGAACAGGGCGGTGAGGTCAGCGAGGGTCTGGCACTCGGCTACCTTCTTGGCAAGGTCAGGGTCGGGCTTGACCTCGGGCTTGCCACGGGCCTGCGCTGCCTCGGCGTCGTCGTCGATCTGGGCGAGGCCCACGATGGCGGCGAGTGCGTAGCGGCGGGCGTAGGTGATGCCCGATCCCTGCCCCTGCGGTCCGGCGTCCTTGGACAGGATGGGCAGGTACCCGCGAATCCACTCGCCGGACGAGTGCGCGAGGGTGGTCACGAGCACCGCCCCGGTCTCGCCGATCTCGGTCGTCTGGATGACGGCGAGGTTGTTGGCGGCGAGTTGCTTGCGGCAGGCGTCCCAGCAGCTGGCGAGGTCGGCGTACTTGGACTTGAAGAACGGGTTGGCGCTGTCCTTCAAGGCTCCGGTGATGTCGGCCTGCGCCTTGGACAGAGCAGCGGCGAGGGCGGCGATGGATTCAGACTGGTTCATCTTGGGTCTCCTGTGTGTACTTCGAGAGGGCTTGGTTGCAGGCGTCGATTCGTTCTTGCTCCTCGAGCTCCTGCATGAGTTGGTCTTGGTGGTACCACCACTGGTCGCAGTCTTCCATCACACCCACCAGCGGCTGTGGTGATGGGGCTGGTAGACGCGGGCTCTCCAGGCGGGGTTCGGCAGGCGCTCCCGCCGATCCCGTTTGTGGTGCGGGAAGGGGCGGGTGAGCATGTAGTACCCGAGAGCGATGAAACCGACGCCAGAGGCCAGAGCGACGAGGGCGCAGTAGATGTGTTGCAAGACGGTCATGCGGCCACCTTGCGCTGCAGGTCGTGCATGACGTAGGCGGCTTGCATCTGCATCTCGTCCAGAGCGTCAGCCTCATCATCGTCCACGCCAAGTCGAGCGAGATGCACCTGATAGGCTGCGGCCTTAGCGGCCTCCATCGTGCGGGTCTCGGTCAATGCTCGCCACTCATCGCCGAAAAAGTGCTTGTCTGCAGTCGGCTGATGATTCTGGATTCTGGCCCAGAAAGCAGCCTGCCACTTCAGTGCGATCGCGTCGTTCATGACTGCACCTCGCGGGCGAAGCGCAGGGCTTGCAGCATCATGCGGTTCTGGTTACGAGCCATCGTGATGTAGGCCGTCATCTTCGGGTTCTGGCGGGCGTACTCCATCGCCTGATCGCGTCCGGCGCGGAGCTGACCTGCGGTGATTCCCCAGCGGATCGCGGGAGGCAGGTGGGACGGGATGGGTCGGTATCTCATGGTCAATTCCCCTGTGTGTGTGTCAACGGTTGTAATCATAGGCGGGTCACAATGCCGTGTCAACACTTGTCGCCATCTTTTTTTTAGGGCATGATTAACGGCGTTAACAACGGAGGTTCTATGACCATCGAGGAACTGGTGAAGAAGTACGGCAATCAAAGCGCCATCGCTCGGCGGTTCGGGGTCACCCGTGCTGCTGTGTCGAGGTGGGCGCGTGTCGGTGTGCCGGAGAAGTACTCGCTGCGGGAGTTGGCTGGCGAGGTTGTGGCCGAGCTCAAGGAGGAGGACCAGTCGCGCAGCACTCGGCGGCTGATTCGCAAGATCGAGGCTGGGTTGCGGCCTACGCCGGACAGCCCATGAGCCGCACTGCGTATCACCGTGCGTACTACCGGGCGCACTTGGAGTCTCGCCGCGAGTCATCGAGGTTGACCAAGCGTAGGGCTCGGTGGGTGCGCGGTGTGGTGGAGGTCATCTGCGAGGCCGTGGAGGAGGCCCGGAGACGACAAGGCCCCTGACGGGGCCTGCGCGGTCGGGGGAATCGACCTAGTTGCGCAGGGGTACGCGCAACGTCACAACAGATTACCGGCCTGTGTGCCGGTACACAAGGGGAACCATGAACTTCTATCCACGTCATGTTGGGGATTACGCGAGGGACGCCGGTCACCTGACTCTTATCGAGCATGGGGTCTACACCCTGCTGCTCGACCGGCTGTATGCAACTGAACGCCCGATTCCTGCAGGTGAGCCGTATCGAATCGTTCGGGCGGCAAGCCGTGCTGAGAGGGCTGCGGTTGATGCTGTTCTGGCTGAATTCTTTACGCTGACCGACGACGGTTGGCGCAACAAGAGGGTCGACCAGGAGATTGAGCGGATGGCTGAGAAGCGTGTCAAGGCACAGCAATCTGCACAGTCTCGGTGGGATGCGAACGCTATGCGAACGCATACCGAACGCAGTGCGGACGCAGTGCGAAGGCAATGCTCTCCAATAACCAATAACCAAACGGAGTCTTTACAAACCTCATTTCAATCGTCTGGGGTTGGTAGAAAGGGGCCGGTTGCAGTCCAAGAGCTTTTGAAAAAGGGGAAGAAATATGGGCGATGAATGGGGGGAACAGAAATGGAACGCGAAGCCGAAGGCCGAGCCCGCACCGCAAAACGACCGGATGCAGTGGGCAAGCCAGTCGTCTGCCGAGCATTGGCGCGAGGCGATTGCAGACCCGGTTGGTAGGCTCCGATGGATGGAGGCTCGGTTTGCTCGAGGCCCGTCAAACCTTGACGCATTCAAGGCCGAGGTCGGCGAGGCAATCAGGTCAGTAGACCCGCAGCTCGTGCTGGGTGATCCGCATGTCGTTGGGATGGTGCGGGCGCTGTTCGGTGAGCGTGGGGTGACACGACTACGGGAGAAGGCGCGATGAACCGCATAGACTTTGGCGACTGCCGCGAAACCATGCGGCGATGGGCAGCGGACGGCGTAAAGGTGCAAACCTGCGTGACTTCGCCGCCTTACTTCGGGCTGCGGGACTACGGCCACGAAGGGCAGATAGGTTTGGAGCCTACGCCCGAGGCGTATATCGCTGCGATGGTGGAAGTGTTCCGCTGTGTGCGCGATGTATTGGCCGACGATGGGACGCTGTGGCTGAACATCGGGGACAGCTACGCGGCGCAGCGTGGCGGCACGCATCAGCCAGCCGAGACATTAGCGGGCGGCAAGGGGGGCAAAACTGACGACGGCGCTCGGGTTAATCGGGATCGCCACGACGGCTACAACCCAACCCGCAACGCTCACGCAATCGGCCTAAAGCACAAAGACCTCATCGGCATCCCGTGGATGCTGGCCTTTGCCCTTCGCGCTGACGGCTGGTATTTGCGCCAAGACATCATCTGGCACAAGCCGAACCCGATGCCGGAGTCGGTGCGCGACCGCTGCACGAAGGCGCATGAATACATCTTCTTGCTGTCAAAGTCAGAGCGGTACTATTTCGATAGCGAGGCGATTGCGGAGAAGGCAGTTGGCAGCGGAGAAACCCGTAACCGTCGAAGCGTCTGGACGGTCACGACCAAGCCTTACAAGGGCGCACACTTCGCCACCTTCCCGCCCGACCTGATAGAGCCGTGCATCCTCGCCGGATCGCGGCAGGGCGATGTTGTCCTCGACCCGTTTATGGGCAGCGGCACGACGGCGCAGGTAGCGGTGCAGCATGGGCGGCAGTATCTCGGATGCGAGCTGAATCCGGCTTACGATGCCATGCAGCAAGAACGACTGACCGGCGCACAGGTAAATTTGTTATGACGCACAGCGCGGAGGACAGCAGCAATGCGTGAGCTCGAGATGGTGTTCCAAGTTGGGATAGCGGTCTGGCTTGCGATGCTGGCCGGTGCGCTCATCCGCATCGTCTGGATTTGCATCGAGGAGGCAAGGCGAAAATAGTGTTGACATGATTTTGAATCGAGATTAGTCTAATTCCGTACACACACACAGGAGACGGACATGGAACTCGACGACTGGGACAAGGAGTGGCTTTCACGCCCGCACACCGAGGCTGAGTACCGCCACGAGATCAAGAGCGCCCTGGAGCGGTGCGCGATGTACTCGGCCCGCATCGATCGGCTCGAGGCCGAGCTCGTGAAGGTCCGCACGGCTGGTTGCGGATACCCCGACTGCCTCATCGACAACCGCTGCGCCCGGATGTGGTCGGGCGAGTGCGCGGGGCCGAAGCAGGTGCAGTTGTAATGGAACGACCACCTGACTTCAGCGGCTTGATCCGCTTTCTGCTCGAGGTGCTGACCGTGACCATCGGCGTGTTTCTGTTCTTCGTGGTGCTGTTCGCGTGGATCGCATGACTCGCAAGGCAGGCCGACCGCCCTCGGTGACGATGGAGCAGTACCAGCGGGTCCTCGATGTGAAAGCCGCCCGTGCGGTGCTGCCGACGAACAAGGAACTCGCCCGTGAGCTCGGGGTTCCGGTGAGCACCATCCACGGCATAATCAATCGCGGGCTAAAGGTCTACCACCAGAGGGGGTCCGATGGGCGCAAGTCAAAGGCGTAAGGGCGCAGCCGGTGAGAACGAGCTCGCCAAGATTCTGTCCGACCAGCTCGGTTGGGTGGTCAAGCGCAACATCGGGCAGGCCCGTGACGGTGGGGACGACATCACCGTCGGCCAGTTCCGGTGGGAGGTCAAGCGCAGGAAGGGCATCGCCGTCCACGAATGGGTCGAGCAGGCCGTCCGTGCATCCGGTCCCGGCGACATCCCGGTGGTCGCCTGCCGGGGTGACGGCAAGGGCTGGCTCGTGGTGATGCGATTGGAGGACGCTCTGCCGCTGATCCGTGGCGAGTTGCCGCAAAGGTAGACGGGGGGTAGACTTGGGGTATGACCGAGACTGAGCGGAAGCCTTGCCTCAACTGCAACGACAGCGGGTGGGTGGCCGATTCGTCTGGCGGGTGGGTGCGGTGTCCGGAGTGCAACCCGGAGCCGCCGCCGCCCGTTGCGGTTGAGTTCGTTCGTGGCGCGAAGGTGCGGCGCAAGGACAATCTGCCCGAGGCGGCGTGAGGTAACGAGATGCCTGGTCCCGGTTTGTACGCAGCGATTCACGCCAAGCGCGAGCGCATCAAGGCCGGTAGCGGCGAGAAGATGCGCAAGCCCGGCAGCAAGGGTGCGCCGACTGCGAAGGCGTTCAGAGAATCTGTCAAAACCGCGCTCAAGCGGAAGTGAGGTCGAGTGGCTACCTACAACAAGTTCCAGGCATGGGCAGAGACGATGGTCGAGGGTGCAAACCTTGCGTCCGACCAGTTCGTCATCGCCCTTACCAACACCGCGCCGGTTGCGACGAATAGCGTGTTGACCGACATCACGCAGATTACCTACACCAATCTATCCTCGCGCAACGTCACGACGACGAGCTCCTCTCAGGCGAGCGGCACCTATACCCTCGTCCTTGCGGATCTGGTGATGACGGCATCTGGCGCTGTCGGCCCGTTCCGCTATGTCGTGCTGTTCGATGACACCGTGGCGGGCGATCCGCTCGTCGGGTGGTGGGACTACGGCTCGAGCATCACGATGGCGAACGGTGAAACCTTCACCGTTGACTTTACTGGCGCGGCCATCACCCTGAGTTAACCATGACCGACAACGTAATCCTGCCGGGTACTGGCGAATCGGTTGCAACTGACGATGTAAGTGGCAACCAATACCAACGCATGAAAATGTCGGACGGGCTTGACGGCTCGACCACGCATATGCGC